CACCATCAAATACTGTTGGAACTATTTTTACTGCAACTGCCCAAGGCACAGGTAGCGGAACAGTGGCCACTGTGGCCACCTGGACACAATTATCAAGTTCAAGTGGACGCAGTACAGGAACTTTTAATAGTCCTAATTACACCTTTTTAGTTCAAGGAAGTCTAGTTAAATTAATTGCTCCAGCTGGCAAATATTTTGACGCACAAAATCAATTGCAAACAGGTTCTCCAACCACAGAATTTCAAAGAACATTTCTTTGGACTAGCATAATAGATTACGACAACCCCGGCGTGTCAGCAGTAGCAACGTTGAGTGTGATTGCGCCTACTGGTGCAATTGTTAGTGAAATTATTCCAGTGTTTGCCAATGATTGGTCTGAAACTTTGATCAATAACATTATCTTACAAATTTTAAGTTATAAAACATTTGGACTACGTTATGACATACCAACAATGTCGTGGAAAATCATTGAAAGTCAAAATTTAGGTGCGGGTAGTTTCAGTTTAACAAATGCTGGTAGCACAGCAGGTACCGGGCAGGATAACAGTTGGTTTATAAATTTAAGTTTTGCAAATGGTGAATACACAACTATAAGCAGAGGTTTAAATTACTACTTTCAAAGTGAAAGAGAAACAAGATTTTATTTTGATCCAGACGTTAGAGTTTATGATAGTAGAACAGCAACTACTCTAGTTGACAGTGTTAAAGTTTTAAGAACTAACACTGAACCAGATTCCAGTGATGCGTTATATTATAGTCAATACTATAGAATTTGGAACAGAGCCATTGGACCAGATGGCATAGACGATAACAGAAAAATTAAAATTACATTTCCGGATGAAAACTTAGACGAAGTGCCAGACGATCCTGATCTGTTTGTTGAGTTGGTTGCACCAACGGTAAATGTAGAAAACAAGTATGTGTATTTTATTGAATCAACAGATCAATACAATTTTTTGCAATACAATCCAGTAAATCAAACTGATGTTGTAAGCGCCTATGCTACAGAACAAGATATTTTAACAAACATTTCATTGTATTCTGTTGGTAGCGTGTTTTATGCAACCGACGAAGACGTATTCTATCAATCGCAGGGAACTACTTTGTCACAACTATCCAATTACATAGCTAGAATTGGTAGACAGCAATTACAGTTCCAATACAAACACAACGCCCCTAATAACAGAAGAATAGATCCTAGCCCTAATAATTTAATAGATTTTTATATTTTGACAAAAACATATAGCAATGACTATTTTGCTTATATAACAGATACAAGCGGAAGAATAGTAGAACCTGTTGCACCAACGATTGACGAACTCAAAACAGAATTTGGTTCAATAGAAGCATATAAAACCATTAGTGACAGCATCATTTATAATCCTGCAGTTTTCAAGCCACTTTTTGGAAACAAGGCCAACGCAGCTCTGCGAGCAACCTTTAAGGTAATCAAAAACACAAATGTAACTGTAAGTGATAATGAAATCAAGAGTCAAGTGGTTGCTGCTATAAACACCTATTTTGACATCAACAATTGGGATTTTGGAGAAACTTTTTATTTTAGTGAATTAAGTGCCTATTTGCACACCGCCTTGGTGCCGAACGTGAGCAGTATTGTTATTGTTCCTTCAAATGCAGGCAGTCAATTTGGTACACTTTATCAAATTGATGCAGATCCCGATGAAATTTTAGTAAGCGCAGCAACAGTTGATAATGTACAAATTATTTCTGCTATTACAGCAGCACAATTGAATATAACTGGCTAATAGGACAAACAATGGCAGCTTTTAAGACTTTACAGTTTTTACCTGAAATTTTCAGAACTGATACCAACAGAAAATTTTTAAATGCAACAGTTGACCAATTGGTCAGCGAACCCAATCTAACAAGAGTTAATGGTTACATTGGACGAAAGTTAGCACCATCGTATAAACTGACAGATAGTTATATCTCTGAACCTAGCAAAACTAGACAAGATTATCAATTAGAACCAAGTATCGTAATCAAGGATCCTACAACGTCTGAATTGACTTTTGCTACAACCTATATTGATATTGTTAACAAAATTAATTTTTATGGCGGATTTAGCAGCAATCAAAATAGATTATTCGACAATGAATATTATTCGTATGATCCACAAATTGATCTTGACAAGTTTGTTAATTTTGCACAATATTATTGGCTAGAAAATGGACCTAGTTCTGTACTTGTAAGTGCCTCAGCAGTGCCATTAGAGCAGACTTTTACAGTCATTTTTGATACAACAACTCAGACTTATAGATTTAGTGGATTTAATAACGCCCCCAATCCAGTTATTACTTTGGCAAGAGGCGGAAGATATACTTTCGTAAACAATGAGCCCGGTAACAAGTTTTACATTCAAACCAGTCCCGGAGTCTTGGGGGTAGATCCTAATGCGCCAAACTTGATCACAAGATCACTACTAGGAGTTACGGGCAATGGGCAAGATGTTGGTAGCACAATATTCCAGGTGCCTACTGCTAATGCACAGGTACAGTGGACTAACATGCCAGTGGTTGACAACGTAAATTATGCCACTAGTTTGAGTTATCAATCATTGCAAGGATGTCTAGTTAGCGATCTTGAAAACGTACTTGGCGGCCTAGATGGTCAAACTTTGAGCCTAGAAGACGCAAGTGTTATTTTTATAAACACTGCTTTTATAGATGACATTTATTGGTACAATACAGCAAGGATTGTTGACGACGTAATTCTATTAGATCAGAATACATTGATTCCGTTTAATGAAAGAAACAATATTTATAGAATTAATATTTTTGAAGACGATCAAGGAAATCCAAGAATTTACCTTACAAATAAATTCAATGTAATCAATGAACAAAAAGTAAGAATAGTTGCTGGAGCAACCAATGCTGGAAAAGAATTTTATAGCAGATTAGACATTTTTAACGAGGTCCCTGCAATTACAGCACCATTGAATTTACTTTATTATCAAAGTGATCAGACTGATAATGCAGTTGGTGCAATACAAATAATAGATCCTGATGCTGCTCTAATAGATCCTGATCTAGAAATAGTAGGACAACCAACTTATACCAGTCCGGGGGGTGTTGTTTTTACTAACGGACTTAAAATAACATTTGATTCAACCGTGACCGATCCTTATGCAAACAAAACCTATTATGTCGAAGGAGTTGGTACTTCTATATCGTTAGTTTTAGTTGATGATTTAGTGTGCCCTGAGTTAAACAACAATGTATCAGTCCCCGACTACTTAACTATTAACAGGGGCAGTGCAGATTTAAATGGTTGGTCAAGAAGCAATCGATGGTTTCATGTCAACGTAATTGAAGCGACCGCACAATATAACAACACAGATTTAATTTTAGATCAGAATAGTCGAGCTCAAAGACCCATTATAGAATTTAAATCTAATCTACAATTGTTTAACTTTGGTACTGAAGCCAAGGATCCAGTTGATATACTGGATGATATTATAACAAATGCCTATACACAAGTGCAAGGTATTCAGTGTCCTTATATTGCACCTGATGCTCCAACGGAATTAACTATCACTGTTGGTGATAAAACAGTAACACTGACTGAGGGAGACAGGGTAATTTTCAGTCAAGACGACAATCTTGACGTAAGAAACAAAATTTATAATTTTTCTATTGAATTAACTACCGAACTGCCTGATCCTTTGATTTATAGAGCTTATATTGAGGAAGCACAAGATGCTACTGTAGAAGAAGGACAAACAATTATTGTTGAGTCTGGTGACAACGGTGAAAAACAGTGGTATTTCAACGGAACCATATGGATTGAATCACAACAAAAAACCGCAGTAAATCAAGCACCGTTATTTGATATTATAAATCAAAACGGAATAAGTTTTGGTGATAATCAAACGTATCCAGGATCAACCTTTGTGGGAAATAAAATATTTTCTTACAAACAAGGAACAGGTACCAATGACCCAGTACTGGGATTCCCACTAAGCTATAAAAATTTAGTCACCCAAGGTGATATACAGTTTGATAATAATTTTGATTTAGACACATTTGACTATATTTTAAGTGCAGGCGTAACAGAAACAATTGCTATTAATTCTGGGTTGATTCAGCAAAATTTAAGTAGAACTACCAGCACCAG